TCAACAAAACCCTGTTGGTTGACCCTGTGACCTTCAGTCCTGACAATTCGCATTGCATCAGACATTGCTTTGTTGAAGGGACTGTTCATCCCATTTGCAATCTGTTCTGCGACCTGCAACCAAGTCTTCCCTGATGCAATCCCCCTTGTCACTTCGACCTTCACTGACAGTTTCAATTTGGTCAGGTTTTCTGGAAGCACCCTGTTCTGATAATACCTTGCAGACAGCTTCGAATCTGTTCTGACTGCTCTGACAACCTTCCTTAGATCAATGGGAATGGTCATTGGAATCCCTTGACCATCAAGGTTATACATGGAACCAATGTATCCATTCGCATAAGACCCTTGAAGGAATTCATCCAAAGTCTTGTATTGATTGTTGTTCAGGTCATCCAAGACACCATCAATCTGTTTCAGAAGTGCTTCCTGATACTTCCTTTGATGGATGATTGACTGAAGATTCTGCATGTCAGTTCTTGCATTCAGTTCTGACAGTTTCTGCTTTGCATCCTTTCTTGCTTTCTCATAAGCAAGTTTTAATTCACGTAATGCTTTTTCTTCATCAGATAACTGAACCTTGATGACTTCCTTTTCTCTTTCATTCAATCACATCACCACTTTCTTCGGGGACAATCCCTTCCAAGGTGGACTGTGCTTCCTGATTATCCGCTTCAGTGTCTTCAGGAAGTTTATCCTTGATGTCTTCATAATCAATATCAAGAATTTCACAGATGGTCTGAATGATGGTTTCATCATCGATAACCCCCTGCAGGGACAGGATGGTGTTGATCTGAATTTGCTGTTTTTCAGCATCAGTCTTTTCGATCAGTGCATTATCCTGTGCATTGGTCATCACTTCCCTGTCAAGGTTGAACCAAACATCCGATACCTGATAATCAGTTCCATCAAGTCTGTTGATTTCAGCAATCACAACCTTGACTATCTTTTTCAGGAACTGCTTCATTCTGATTTCCAGTTTATTGCACTTCAGATCAAGAAGTGCATACCTTGATTTGATGACCACATTAGTGACATTTCCGTCACCAAGCTGTGCAGAATTGAACCCCATACCGAAACGATAAATGTTCTTTTCGTCTTCCTGCATCTTTGCCTGTCTTGCCTGATAGGGAATATCCACAGTGTGAACTTCTACACCACCATTGTCATCAACACCAATCATCTTCTTGGTCTTCAGGTTGATCTGCAGTTCATCAAGGTTGTCACCTTGGAACCCTTTAACCACATGCAAGGGATGGTCAAAATCTGCAAGGTTATTGGAAAGACCACAAGACATCAGATCATAGTCATCAATCAGTGATTTAATTGGTTTCAGACCTGACCACTGTTTCCTGTTGTTGTCCAGTCTGAAGAAGGGGATGAATCCGAAATTGTCATAATAAATCGCATCATCTCCATCCTTCTTGTAGATGACATGCGGTCTTGGGTTGATTGGTTCCGATTCGTCAAGGATCAGTTTCCCTTCTGCTTCCTGAACATAGAATGTGGTCTGATTTGCATCCCAAACCTGAATCCGTTTGATGGTCTTGTTCTGCTTTGCAATCCTGTCTATGTACCAATAAATAACATATTCACAACCATCATCTGTTTCTTTCGCCCTGACTTCCACCACACCAAGGGAATCTGCACATTCAAAGGACAGCTTCCCATCCTTGTTCATGTACGCATACATATATTCAAATCCCTTGGACATTGTTCCTGTCAGAACATCATGCAGTTCACAGATGAAGTCATCATCAAAGTATTCATCTAACCTTTCCTGAAGTTCTGGAAGGTCTGACCTGATGATTGCTTCCTTTCCAGAAAGCATATACTGAACAGCCTGATCCACAAGTTCTGTGAAGAAGGGATGTGGAATCTTGATGTTGCTTCTTGTCGTATCTTCCACAAGATTTCCATCAGCATTGAAATAAAACATCCTGTATTGCAGAATGTCATGGTCTGCTTCGTAGTATCTTTGACCCACAGAAGCAAGACGTTTCTTTGTGGAAGTCTTGTCTTCCCCAATAAATTTCAGGATTTCTTCTTTTGTCAGCACTTGATTTCACCCCCTTTCCTTAATACAACCACTTGTTTCCACTGATATATTTTTCAAGTGCATATCTCATTGCATCCATGAGATGGTTAAAATCATCAATAGGGACATTCAGTTTCTTTCCGAATTTGTCTGTGTCCCACTGATAGTTGGAAATCTCTGTCAGGAAGTTCACGCATCTTGGATGAATGATGATTTCCAGTTCCTGAATCCACTGAATACCATTGTTGATGGAATCCTTTCCTTTCCTTGCACCCTGAACATGCAGATGAAGGGTTTGCAGTTCATCAATGGATTTCGGTTCAGCAGAATCAGCAGTGATTCTTTCCTTTCCATAACCCATTGATGTGATGGTTTCTGCAATCTTCTTATTTGACATCCCTTTCTGATAGATTTCATCATAGACATACAACTTTTTATTCTTCAAATCCAAGAAACCAACCATGAATGCAGTAGGGTCATTGGTATAACCGAAGTCAAGACCACAGACAGTCTTCACATCTTCCCTGAAGACATAGGTGTGAATCTTCCTGTCCGCTTCATCCATCTTCAGGAATTCCTTCTTGGTCACCAAAGTGAATTCTTCTTCTTTCCAGTTCTCAAAACAAAGACCTTCAACAATACCCCAACCACCAAGACCTGCAACAGCATACCTTCTTGGATTGTTGGTCTTCATTCGTTCAAACACCTGCAGGTCTGCCTGATCCAACCATTCATTGCACAGATAGTTGGTTGTCAGTGCTAGAACATCGGGGTCTTGTTTATCAAAGAACCGTTTCTTCAACCAATGTCTTTCGTTCCAAGGGTTGAATGTCAATGTCACCTGCTTCCACAGACCTTCTGGACATTCGCCCCTGATGGATTCATCCAACATATCAAAGTCTGCTTCCTTCATGATTTCATAGGCTTCTTCAATCCACATCCAACAGAGAACACCGACATCAACAGTGATGGATGTGACCTTCAGGGGGTCATCAAGACCCCTGAAATAAATCTTCTGTCCTGTGGGAAGATAGGTTGCTTCCAATGGGGATTCCGTGAACTTCCACAGATGGTCAACCGCCAACCTGTGAACCGCCCATTTTAGTTCCGTGAAACAGGAATCTTTCAGTGTTCGAAATGTCTTCCTGACCACCAAGCTGTTCGAATTGGGGTACTTCATCATGTTGTAAATGAACCAAAGTGCAGTTGTCTTGGATTTCTTGCTTGCTCTGCTTCCTTTGACAACTCTGTATCTTCCCCTGAATCCCCAAAAGGTTTTATATCCTTTGCCGACAATATCAGGAAGATGCATGTATTTCTTATTCAAAGACATCACCTTCCCTTAACCGAAGACAGCACCTTTCTTTGCAGGTGTGAAGTTCCATCAGACCTTTTGTCAGAACCCCATGATAAAAAGTGCAGTATGCAAGGGGATGATTCGTATAGTTCCCATCAACACACCAATACAGGTTCTTGGTCTTCGGGACACCACTTTTCATTCTTCGTCTTCTTCGTTTTCTCTGTCCCTTCCTGTCACCCTTACCATGATTAGTCTTCAAGGTTTTCTTCACCCCCAAAAACAGGGATCATGACATTCAATGTGGTCTGATTCGTGAATGCACCCTGCATCCTTCCAAGTAGATCAATGGCTTTCAGAACATCTTTGTGGGAAGATTTCTTCTTTTTGATGACTGCTTCACTGACACCATCACCACAACCTTCCACCACAATGTTTTCTTCTTCCATTTCCTGTCTGATGATGGATGTCAGGACTTCCTGCATCTCTTTTGCATCAGCAATTTTTGTGGAAGCATTCTGTTCCTGCAGTTCTTTCAGATAATTTTGCACTTCAGCATTCTTCAGCATTCTTTGTCCACAACTGTATGCACTTTTTTCAGAATATCCTGCATCAATGGCAGACTGTGTTGCGTTTCCGCTTCCTGCGTATGCCAAACAGAATTGAATCTGTCTTGCCGTCATCCTAACACCCCCTTTCCGATCCAAGCAAAAAGGACACCACCCTTTCGGATAGTGTCCTTTCATTCGATTCTTACATATAGTAACTGTAACACAGTTACTATGTGGGATTCAACAGAACTGATGTGGGAAGATTTTTTCAAAAGATTTCAGACTTTCGCTGTGAAGTTCTCGGATGTAATCATAGGAGAAACCCATCAGATCAGCGCATTCCTTCATGCTCTTATATCCCAAATACAGATGGTTTAAAACTTCCCTGTACTTCCTTTCGGGAACCTTTTGGATCATGTCAATGACCTGCACCCTGAACAGAACAAATTCTTCCTTCATCTGCTTCAGGTCTTCTTCTGCTTTAAATATCTTTGCGAATGTATCTGCAAACTTGTCAGCATTGGGTGAAGTCTGAATCTTATCCCTTGAATAGTCAATCCCTGCAATACCTAAAGTTCCCTTTAGCATGTCAATGTATTCCTGCTTTTCAATAATCTTATCTTCCTTCAGTTCAACCTGTGATAAAAATTCTTTGACGTTCATAACACCTGTCCTTTATCCTTCGTGTTCTAGGTGTTCTTGGTGTTCTTGGTGAAACCCTACTACTATATATTATATTTTTTTTCACCTTATTTTTCCTATTTTTACTATATTTAATTCAAAAATATACTAAATTATATTAAATTCTTAAAATATATAAAAAGTGAAAATAACCAAGAACACCAAGAACACCAAGAACAGACCCTTCAAAAATCCTTTATTTATGGGGTTTTTCGCTGTTCTTGGTCAGTCCCTGCTTGTTCTTGGTGAACCTGTGTAAATTTTTCGCACCAAGAACACCAAGAACAACCAAGAACAGTTTATTCTTTCCACCACTTCCATGTTATAAAGCAAGCCACAGCGATTAGAATCACCACCCCAAAGACCTGACCAAGCGCAAATGCAATTAGGATGTCAGTCATTCCATAATCTCCTTCAAATACGGAAGTCTACCAAGAACATCAATCAACTGATTCCATTCATCCAACTTGTGTCCTGTTCTCTGTTCAATGATCCTTGCGACCACTTCATAATTCAGAAGGACAGTTCTTTTCTGGTTGTATGAAGACGGCAATAACTGTATCATCTGCCACCAGTCAATCTTGTCTTTCCTTTCATTGAACCTGTCCCTGTAGTGGTTCAGATACCTGATCGTCACTTCAAGGACATCCTGTGCGACAGGATCAAGATGTTCATGACTGAAGTCATCAAGGGTGAATTCCTTGGACTGAATCTTGTGCATGGTGGAACAGGAATTGGTGACTGTTCCAATCTTGTAAGTTTCGAATTCCTTCCACCAATAGAGTGGTGCAGTTATGTTCACCCACACCTGTATCATTCTCAGATACTTCCTGTGTTCTGTCCCTGCTTTGAACAACTTCTTCATCAGTTCCATGTCCGCATCACCGATGTTGAACTGAATATCTTCATAGTGCTTACCCATAGCAAGATACCTGCTGTCACTTTTGCCCCATGAATTCATGGGATTTCGCATCCCGATAATTGCGGAATTCATACCCTGAACATCTAAAATTTCACATTTTAACATAATTTTTCACCCCAAAATGATTAAAATTGATAACAAAAACATATAAAAATCTGCAGAATTGTCATGTTTTTCAACACATCCATAGATT